CCATTCTGTTGCCGCCTCGCCCGCTAGGAGTTTAGCCGCCTCGTTATACCCTTCAACTGTAGTTGATTCGGTCTGTACCATTGGTTTATACCTCCGTTTTTATCACTGTGAGATTGGGCAATAATAGATAATGAGCGTTGTTCATCAGGAAGTATTTAACTGTCTGACGGACAGCATTCATGGCATTTACGCATTTGATTCTTATGTATAGTTGTTCGACTTTCTTCCCGTCTACCTCGTTAAAGTTGCCGAACTGTAAAGGGAAGAAGGCGCAGGTATCGGGGCGGGATTCGTAGATTGAACAGGCGTTGTCCTTAAGGAAACGGCAGCCGCCCTCAGAAGAAAAAAACTTCTGGCCGTCTTCTTCCTTGCCATCAATATCCGTGATTCCCGCCTGTCCAAGTCTGAAGAGGTCAAAATCGTTGATTGAGACCATCTTATACTTGCAGCAATCAGAACACTTGCCGGGCTGGCAGTTGACGAAGTAGAGGGCAGTGCGAATCGATGCCCTGTTGACCGTAAGGGGCAAAGGCACGTCACGGTCTTTATAGATGACAAACGCCTCTCCCCAGAAAAGGTTATCACCTAAAAGGTCTTCGCCCGAACGTCCGTAATGCCGGGCAAACATGTGCTGGTCGGGAGCGGTGAGAGTTGCCACTAGAGTCTTAACCTCAGCCGATAAATCTCAATTAAACACTGCCGGATGGTTGTCGGCGCAGGTTCGCCGGTACGGTATCTCTCCGGTAATTTCTCCATGACCAAAGGCGTGTGATTTTTGACCGATTTCTTGCTTGCCCGTTCGCAGAGTTCAATCCTCAGAGCGTGGTATTTCGACAAGAGGACGAACATGATTGACCTGCGGAGGTAGAGTTTGATATTCCGCTTGCTGGGTGACTCGTATCCCTGCGGAGCTTCGACGGTGAACATCGAGCAGATGAGTTCTCCAGTTAGACCATTCCTGTGCTCGGCTTTGTAAGTAAGTTTAAGTCCCGATTGATAGCCTGACGACGGCATTTACGGTTTCCTCTTCTTTGGAATTGCCTTTGATTCCAAAGGAATATTTTCTGGAATAATTTCAGAGACTTTTGAAGTAATCCCTTCGCCCACATGGAACAGACGTCCGACGATATCCTCCGGCGCCATGGCCTTAAGTTTCTGGACGTCGTCGATATCAACGCCGGCTATCCGGCCTGTTATCTGAACCTCGACGGTCACTTTATCCATTAGAACCACCTCCAATGTGAGTCACAATTGTCAGGTCAGGAAGGAGAACCAGTTTCGGATTCGCCTTGAGTGCCCGCGATATTACAGTTCTGACGAGGGTAAGCGCGGGCCCACATTTCATGCGGACGTGCATCTGTTCGATTTCCTTACTTCCTATCGTCCGCTTCACTCCCCCTTGAATCGGAAAGGTATAGCAGATATCGGGGCGGGCGGCATAAATCGAACAGGCATTGTCAGTCAGGAAAGGGCATTCCCCGTCCTTTCCCCGGCTGATTGATTTCGTCCCGCCGGTGACAACGCAAAACTCATCCAGTTTCTGAAAGCCACTTGAAAGTATCCGCTCCTCATCAAATCCGGTGAGGGCAATTGCCGCATACCTGCAGCACTCGCCGCATTTCCCGGGCGGGCAGTCAAGGAAACCGGACACCATCCTGAGGGTCCGATAGTTAATTTCAAGGGGAAGGGGGACAAGGACGTCGTGATAGACCTCGGCGATATCTTTCCAAAAGGCATCAATATCGGCCAGGTTCCCAATCCCGTAGTATTTCCCGAACATGACATGGTCCCGCTCTGTTAGTTCGGCCAATCTCCACCTCCGTAAACTAAGAGAGGGGCTTTGGCCCCTCTCTTATCCCTTTTTGTTACTCAGGTCTAGGTGTTATCGTCCATCTTGACGGCGACACGTGGATCTCCGTAGCCGGTCACAAACCTGGCGTCCAGGCCGTAGTAGAATATCTTTGCCATGAACGCATCCTGGTCTGTGGCCTTATCCAGAGAAGTGAACTGCGGTGCCTGCCTGTCCTGGAATACGATGGGCTTGAATTCCTCTGTCGTGCAGAGAACGTACCAATCGTATTTGTTCAGGTTGATGTAAGGATTGGCAATCACCGACTTGATAACTTCGCTCTCCGGCCGCACGGTTCCAGCCACTCCGGGTAGCAGCGCCTGCCTGATGGGGAGATACATATAGGGCGAGCAGACGATGGTATCAGGAATCAAGTTCAGGGGTTCTCCCCAGTCGTCCTTAAATCCGGCCATCGCTTCGATTGCAACTGCAATACCGGTTCGGATTTCCGCTTCGGAGGCTGAATAGTCTCCGGCGAGCAGGTTGTCGATATTTCCGGAATCACCGATTGTGCGCGTGTCGGCGAACATCGCCCCGCCGTCATAGGCGAGCAGTGTTGCGCCGTCGTCCAGTTGACTGAAGACCTCCCTGATCACAGCGCGGTAGTAAGCCCCGGCCAGTGACTTGATGCGGGGCGGGATCATGCCAAGCTTGTCATCAAGGATGGCATTCCGCTGTACTTCCAGGGTAGACTCCCAGTCCTTGTTAGTGAGTTCGTAGGTAAACGGGCGGAGGCCGCGTAGTTTACGCTTGTCCTTCCACTCGCTCATTGGGGGAGTGATACCGAACCAGTTATAAGAGCCCTTTTCGGTATCGGAGGGGATTCTCGTGGCGACCTTAAGGACATCCGTTAAATCCTTGGCCTTATCGCCCAGGGCCGTGTTGAGGATGGCCTGGAAATTGGTCCGCAGGCCAGCCAATATGTCTGAAGATACAACGCCCATTTTTATTTCCTCGCTTATTTAATTAATTAATCAGGCTTAGCCCTCTGCGGCCCAGATGCCCTGCTTGTCAGTGATCACCCAGCCGTCCGCCCCATCTCCGACGATGGTGGCGAAGTCATACTTCTTAGCTGTGGCCTTGGTGTTGATCAGGTCCTTGTTGTCCACTGCCGCAAGCCCGCCGCCCATAATCTTGTCAGCGGCGTCAGGGGAGACGGTGATGATGTTAGCGCCGTCGGCGCCGGTGTTAACGAAGGTGTAGGTCAACCCCTTCGCTGTTGCGGGGAGGGTGAATTTCTTGCCATCGGTGGCAATCTTGAATACGTAGCCTGATTCCGTCACCAAAACGGTATAGTCATCCGTCTTGGTTACGCCGTCAAGTATGTTCGGTGTGCCAAAGTATTCTCCTTTGGGCACATCAACGGCTGAATCAATCTTTATCCAGCCTTCTGTTGCGGAGACGTACTCGACCAGGATACCGACGGGGATGGCTGAATATACATCGTCGAAGATGTTGTCATCGACCATATACATCATCTGGCCGACCATCGCCTGAGTAATGCTCGTGGCCGTGAAAAGGAACAGACCTTCGGTGTAAACGTTGGCGTACTTCGTCGCACCTGCGCTGTTATCGACCTTCTCGGCAGCTACGCCGGCGAATTTATAGCCGACAGCAGAGGCGACAACGGGCATCTGCATAAGATACCCGGCCGGATTGATACCGACAAATCCACCCTTGTAGATGATGTCAGTACCGACGGGATAATTCTTGAGCCCGCCAACTTTACGGGCGGTCTCTCGATCTGCAGCTAAAACAGTCATTTTTTATTCCTCGCTTTTATACTTTGATGTCGCGATTATTTTGCTTCCAATTTCTTGGCAGCAATCAGGGATTCCCTAGTTACTCCCATCTTTTCAGCGATCTTTATTTCGGCTTCGGTCAGGGTCACTTCCTGCGGCTCGCCGCCGGGTTTACCGTGTTCCTTGAGGTCGACAACGACTGGCATTGCAGTGATAATCTTGTCAAACCTTTCCGGCTCGCTGAGTGCGATGGCTTCCCATTCCGGCTTCTGTGCCGGGGTGATTTTGCCCGCCTTCAGAGCATTCGAAATACGCTCGTCACGCTCTTTCATGGCAATCTTCTTATTACTCTCGGTGAGCTGTGTTTCGAGTGAGGCCACTTTCGCCGTCAGGGCTTGCCCTTCGGCCAAAGTTAGAGTCTCGCCCGCCCTTTTCTTCAGGGCTTTGATTGCTTCGAGGGCCTCGCCCTCGGTCTTGATTCCAAGTTCAGTAAGGATAACTGCATCCATGCTAGATTCCTCCGTTAATTTATTATTACCGGGCTCCCTTGGAAGCTCGGAGTTTGCCTTTTTAACCGGTGTCCATACGGACTCCACTTCCTCGGATTTATCTACCTGGAAGTTGACAGCTCCGTCGGCATTGGTATAAGGGATTCGATAGGTTTTTCCGTTCCTGTCGATGATTACGCAGTCCGAGAGCACTTCCCTTATCCAGCCGGGTTCGCTCTCTGTAGGGCTGGGAATGTTCATCGGTTGCGGGTGTGCTTGATACCACGCTCCGCGTATCGTATCGAGCTGCTTGTCCAGGGATTCATAAAATACAATCGTCTCACCTTGGGTCTCGCCGTATAGCGCCTGGATGTCGGCAATCGACTTCACGGCTGGGATGTCGGCGCCCAGGAGAGAGACGGCCTTCAGTACCCATTTGTACGTCTTCCCGCCGATTTCATAGTTCGAGTTGATTTCAGCCGAGCGTTTCTTATAAGCCCCGGCCTTTATAAGGTCGGCTACTTTCTTCGGGACGTCGCCGAAGGTGGCCACGAGCTTATCACCGGCCCGCTTGAGACTCCTTACCCATCCGGCTGCGGGATAACCGTCAGACTGCAGGAGTCTTTGTTTCTCGTCATGGCCGAGCTTGACGGGGGGCTCATAGTTTAGCTTTTCATCGTCCGAAAGAGACTTAAAGGATTTAACCATCTCATTCAAGTCGTCTTTGGTAATCTCAATCGGTTTCGGGTGGCCGTTCCAATTACCGACGGCGAGAATTTCAACATCGGGGATATCGACCGTCTCGAGGTCTCCACTAGCGGCGAGCTTTGTCCAGTTGCCGTCAGTATCCTGTTTATAGGACTTCTTGACGGCTGCCCATGCGGTCGCTGCGCATTTCCCTTCGTCGCCGTTGTACTCATCCCATGCGCTGTTAAAAGCGGCAATCCATATCGCCTGAGCATGAGACGGCAAACCTTTAATCTGGTCGGGTGGGTTATTTGCTGTGTAAGGCATTAAGGATTCCTCCTTTCTGATTTGTATATGTAAATTAAAAGGCAGCGGCACCGTCCGCCGCCCATACAATCCGGGTTACCGGACGCGTACCTGGCCGTCCTTTCGTCCTGGAAGTCCCACTCCTGGCCGTCCAGAGGTGCGCAGACCTCGCATGTCTTGTTATCTAAAATAGCCGAATACTGGGTCGAGGCAATCTCGTCGGATGATTCCTTTGCCGCCTGGGACCTGCCCCAATTGAAGGCCTCAGAGCAGGAGTACTTCGCTGCGGCGATAAGTTCCCTATCCGATAAATCTGTGAGTCCTTGCCGGACAGCTGCCTTATCGAGCACTCCCTCTTTGATTTGCTTGAGGGCTTGATAAGTGGCCTGCTGCTTGAGTTTAGCTGCTATCTGGTTGACGCTCGCCTTCGAACGGGCTCTAAGGAATTCCTCGATGAGTGCAGCGTCTTCCGGATTGATAGGGGTAGGCTCGGCGAGTGACATCTTCTGCGCGGCCAATTCCTTCTTGACCTGTTCCCTGCCGTAAGCCAAAAGCGATTTGAGGACGGAGTAGAATTTATCCGCCATCTGTGTCTTATATCGAACCTCGATACCGGCCGCCTTCCTGATTAACTTCCCTTCAACAATCTTTGCCGTCTCATCCACGAGGTTATCGATTTGCTGCGCCTGAATGTCCTTTGACGCCTTTATAAATTCTTCCTCGGCCTGGTCAAGGCGTTTGCCGATTTCATCAAAGGCAACAAACTTCTCTGCAACAGTCAGTTCCCGCTTCTTTTCAGCTTCCTCGACTACCGGTGTATTTGTTGACGTGACAGGATTAGGCTCGGCAGGATTCGGGGGTTCATCGCTTGGTTGAGTACCGGGTTCCGGCGGCGCCGTGTTCTCCGGCTTCTCTTCCATACCCAGGCCGTCACGCAGAGAGTTTTCGAGGTCGTCCGAGTAAGTAAGCCCGCCGGCTGTCAGGAGTTTCGAGACGGCGTCGGCATAGGCAACCATATCTCTTGTTTCAAACGACCCTGCCTTGAGTTTCGGATACTTATTGATACCGGAGTAGTTATAATCAACCCACTGCGGGATAGCATACGTGTTTATTGTGTCCGAGATGTTGGTCGCGACCGCATTCAGGGACATCAGGAACAAACTGGACTTGTCCTTCGATAATGCCCATGACCCCTTATCTGCGGACCCGAGGTCGATAAAGTCAGCTAGGACAGACTCCGCTATCGCCCTATTGTGGTGCTGGATAGACGGCATGATATCTCTTATGGTCCCGACCAGACCCTTGATATCGACGCCGTATCCCTCCCCAAGGCGGACGTACTGCTGTTCCTGGGCATACATCCGTTGACCAATTTTATCTATCTCATCCAATGTCGTCTGTTTGGCGTTGCCGGGCGTTGTAAACACCGGGACACCGACGGCATGGCGCTCAGCTGCGATACCGTCGATTCTGTACAGGTTGTCTTTGTAATACCAGTGTTTATAAGCTGTCCTTAGAACGGAGACGCCCTCAAAGTTCGAGCCCTCTTTCTCATTCGTGAAGACGAGAAGCTTTTCAGCGGGGATAGGAATCTGTTCATACCTATTGCCTTTCTGGGTAAACTGGACGATGCCTTTCAGCCCGCCGTTGTCATCGAGATCCCACTGGTAAAGCGTCTGCGGAAGACGAGGGGCGAATTTCCGGTACTGGACTCGGCCGTCTTTGATTTCCCACACCTTCTCGAAGACCGAAAAGCCGAAGGCAAGCATAAGACCGGCGGCATGATGCAGAAACGAGTCCCAAGTTATCGACATATTAAACAGGTTTTCTTGTAAGGCATCGGCAATCTCGACATCCTGCTCATCGTCGGAGGCCGGTTCGACAGACCATTCGACTGCCCTGATTGGCAACTCGCAAATGAGAAGCGCAAACTTCACCCGGGCATCCGACCGGCGCATCTTCTCGTATATCGTAATACCCTTGAGACCACGGAGCTCGCTATTATATTCGTTCTCGGCTAGTGACCCGCTGAAATAGGAAGTACCAGCCCCGCCGAGCTCGTCAACTTTCGGTCGCTCAGCGAGTGTTATGTCTTTCGGTTGACTTATCTGGTTTGCCGACTCTCTGGCCTCCCGGCAATGTTGTTCAGCAAGTTCAAAGGCTGATGACATTTAGAAAGTCCTCCCTCGGACGCCAGCAAACTCCGGCTTCCGTTCAAGTTTCGGGGCAGTAATCTCTGCCGGCTCGCCAGCATCGAATAACTCAGTCAAAGCCCAAACAAGGGCGTCAAGACGGTCGGGGGATGTAGCCCCTGGGATCCATTCGCACATCTGGTCCTCTAGTTCAGAGAAGAAACCGACGTGGTGAATCCGCCCCTGTTCATAAAGAGCAGATATCGGTTCCGCTCGAACGTACTTGCCACGAGAGGCACGAACCTTCTCGACGCCAACATTTGCTTCGACAGTATGAATCGTGCTCTCAACCATATCGCCGCCCTGGTTGACCTCAGCGACAATCTTATCAGCTGAAAATTTGTGATAACCTGTAACGGCCGCTGTTGCCCATACAGAGGGCGATGCCCTCAAGGAGAGGTCATCAAGTACATAACCATGCAAGACGCCGCCCACGTTCGTAATTCCAGCTGCTATAATGCCCGTTTCGGCTGACCCCTCGGTTGACTCGACTTCCGGGTCGACGCCGATTACTATTCGGGATAGGTCCGGCGCCGAACGCACGCGCAGTTCGTCGATTGTCTTCCGTTGCCATAAAGCGTTCGGATTATCATCGAGGAATTCACCGGCCAGTTCCTGTCTACCCAGGCGGGTCCCTTCATATCTTCCGAGTACATACCTGAGAAAGTCCGGGGCGACGTTGGCCTTGTTTTCGAGGGTGTGTCCTCGCGTGACTACAGTCCTTGAATCAGCGAGTAGAGTTTTGAGTGTTTTAATCGGCCTAGGTGTCGTTGTGACAACGGCCTGCGGTCTGGACCCGATACGGAGGCCAAGCATCAAGTTATCCCAGGCTTCCTGCGGGTATTTGAATTTAGCGAGCTCATCTACCCAGGCTTTCTGATGCTGCGGGCCTCTTAGCTGGTCGGGTTCATCGCCGTAGTACATGATGGCGATAGCTCCGTTCGGCCAGCGGACTCTCCTGTGTGAGGCTTCATAGACAGCCTGAAATCCGGGAGGTGAAATCTTGAGAAGAGAAGATTCGCCGGTGTCTACCATAGTGTCACGGACGTCGGCCTTAGTTTGCCCCAGGAGGGCAATCGGGCTGAATCCTTCCCTTACCCACTTCGTGACAAGCTCGGCGCCGGCCCGGGTCTTTCCGAAACCCCGTCCGGCTGTCATGAGCCATACGTACCAGTCGCCGTCGGGCGGCAGCTGGCTCGGTCTGGCCCAGAATTCCCAAGTCTTAAGAAGGCTCTCCGCTTCCTCTTCCGATAGGGTCTCGATTATCTTCGCCCTCTGTACCGGTGGAAGCAAGGCGATCGAGTGCGCTGAGAATCTTCTCTTTTGCATTGACAATAATCACCTGTGTGTTTTGAATGTTGACCGTGGTGTCGTAGTAGATGTGCTCCATTTTATTGAGTTCCTGGATGGCGGCAATCGGAGAGTGAAGCTTGATGTCGGTCACTTCTTCGGAAATTATTGCATTCCGGATCTTCCGTGTGTTCTTGGTAAGGCTCTGTAAGGCGCTGGCGTTAGGGCTATCTTTGCCTACCTTGATAGAATCTTCGGACATATAATCGGTGAGCCGTGCCCGCCCGATTTCCGAGAGCTTTTCCTTCCGTTCCTGGACGGTCATTACGCGGGCGGAAGCGGCTGCCGCATTCAGTTCGTCGATCCGCGCTCGTATGTTGTGATTTGTTGATAAGTGCGAAGCCGTTGAACGGGCAGCTTTTAATGCATATCCAGCCCTGACAGCACATTCATATGCCGGACTCTCGCCGGTGAAAACATACTGACAGAATAGTTCTTGACGTTGATTTTTTAGTGGTGGCATAGCTAGTCCTTAATAACGACGCCGGCGAAAGCCGGGACAAACTCTCGCCGGCTTAAAAGGAGGTGGCTGCCGGGTCGTCGCGCCGGCAGCGGATATAAGAAATTTGTTATATCGATGGTAGCGGGCCA